ACTGGTGATGTGTTTGTTTGCTACTCGGTCGAACGCTTGACGGCCCATCTCAGTTTTAAGAGTACCTGAATAGTTGCGCTTCAGTTCTTCAAGTTGCTTATTGACATCGGGCGCGCGGTCGAGTGCATCACGCCCCTGTGTGTTGAAGTAACCCTCTTTAGGATCAAAGAATATTTTGTTCTTGTCACGTTCAAAGCTCACCAATGCTGCTTCAGCTTCAGTATCAGCAACCCGCTTCTGAGCTGCTTGGTATGACGCCATCACATCACCGGTGGTATCAGCAACCACTGCGAGTGCGTTACCACTGAACGCTATAGCGGGGGCATTGGTAGACGCTATTGGTGCGTTGCTAATCTGGGTTTCAACCTTTGGGCCACCGTACTGTTCGACTTTTAACATTATGTCCACATCCTATCAGGTTGAGCTAACCATGAAGGCATTCCATCTGTAACGGGTGCCGTAACCACTGGCGCTGAATCCACCATTGATGCAGTATTCAATGAACTAGACGCCGAGTACCAACCAGCACCCACACTAGCGGCACCCATGAGTAATGATGTATTGAACGCTTTATTACCTGCACTCTTATTCATTGCGCCTTCAGATCTAACTAGAGTCGCCTTATCGTTCAAGTTGTTAGCTTCATCTGTGTAGTTACTACGAATGCGCAACGCGTCTACGTTACCCATTAAATCGGTGTCTTCTTGTAGTTGAAGCGGTGAACCTGAGTTTAAATCAACACCGTTAGCACCAAGTGCCACACGTTGATTCGCTTTCATTTGCGCGACTTTTTCACGATGAACGTTCTCAGCTTCCACACCTTTGTTACGGGTTTGAATCGCTTGGTTATCAATATTGCGCGCATTGTACTTGGCAACATCATTGGTGTAAGCGCCTTGTTGTTTGGCCGCGTAACCTTTCATCACACCAGCTACACCAGCGATTATACCAATTGTCATCGGATCGCACATTTTGTAAACCTCATAAACAATTCACCATTCACACCAATGGGTTTGGGGTCACTCATCGTGAACCCCATCGACTTCAACCATCGGATACTTTTTACATTTTTACAGTGTACCCAATTTTCTAATCGGGGGCACACCTCGAGCATCTCATCTACACCAGCTTTAGTGTGTTCGATAAACTCGCGCTTGTGCATGAATATCAAGTCTGTACCTAGTAACCATGGTACACCAAAACCAGTGACAATGTTCTCAACAACCAACCCAAACACGGCGCAGGGTTTACCATTAATCAATGCTACTGCACACAACTTAGACCGTGGCACCCCCAACCTTAACGCATCAATGGGGGTGTAACCATGTGACGCTGCAATCTCGATACGGTCAGCTTGCCGCATGTTATCGGCAACATACTGAATCAGCTCATCAGTAGGTTTAACAAACTTAACTGACATCTACAGTAGGTATCATTGTTAATATAGTTAATGGGAATGCTGAGCGTTGCTCAACGCGCAGACCGCCAGAAGTACTCCATTGAGGATCTACAATCACCTCTTGCTTGAATGTTCTCAGTGGTATGGGACCGTAACCGTCAGCATCGAACCTGGGTTTAATCTCGGTCATGGTGCTGACTGACCCGTCTGATAACTTGGGCCCAACCCAACCACCGCGCGAGTCTTCAACTTCCATCACAACCTTAGACACACTTTTCTCAGACGCACGAATTGAACCCATCACAGTAGGTGTGTCCACATCGAGTGTTTCTATAACCGGTGTGAAAGGTAACCCTACTGAAACCTTGCTGGCAGCACGAGGTAGTGTTACTGAGCCACCACTCACCACTAAACCTGTAACCTCAGCACCATCACACACAGCGGTAACAGTCTCGCCATCTAAGTGGTCAAGTCCTGTGATCGTTGTAGTAGCTGCACCATTGTATGTAATACCACAATCAACACAGTAAACATCGGACGATGACGTGGTGATGCGCGACTCGAATCGCTCAACGTATCTGGTTGTAACCCCATCAATCACACGCTTCACAGTACAATAAAGCGCGTCAATGTTACCTTCGGTAATAACCGCGACTGACTCAAACTCACCATCGGTTACATGGTGATGCCATGCGAATACTTGATGATCTCGTTGATAGGTGAGCCCAAGCAATACACCGTCATCACGAACGGCCCACAGAATACCGTATGGTTCCTGTGAGTATGCGAGTTCTTCTATTTCATAATCCTCGAACAAGTGTTCAGCGAGTAATGACAAGTCGCCGCCCGCATACTTATCGCTTGCAAAATCATACTTAATATCACGGAATCTCGACCCACGATCTTGAATGTAGACAACCGAGTCATTGACCACTACAGGTGGTATCCATGAGGCGCCGTTATACGACTGGGCGCGTACACCAATGGTGGAAGGTGTAAGCACCTGATCTTGACCTTCAGTGACTTTATACTCTGACCCACTGGTCAATAGAATCAGTGAATCGAGTGACACGATATGACGTATTGCATTCACTTGACGATTCTTAATGGTGAACGTGATTGCATCATCAGCGCGGCTAGGCACTGATGATCTCATCGAGTTATAAAAACCCACCTGAGTAGTGAATATAGTCTGGGGCTCGTTCGTAGTATTAGCAAATATCTGACGTTGTTGGTAGTAGCCTACAGTAGATGGGTAGTTACCCGCTGAACTGAATGGGTCACTGGCTTGTGGGGGAGCGTCACTTGTAAGGGGTGCAACATTGAAGTCAGTAAATATGGTTGTCTGAGTATCACCAATCCACCCATAAATACCTGTATTATTTGAAGGGTCTTTATAGACGCGGTAATAATCAGCACCAGTTACCGCGACCCATGTTAAAACAACACCTGCGGTAGCTGATAGTGATTTAGTAGTTATCGAAACGGGGGAACTAGCTACAGACTCAACACCCGTTTCACTCACGGTTGTTACTACGTACGTATAGGTTTTATCATAGTCACCAGCGCCATCACCAACGGGGTTTGCGGAACCTATTATTGTCGCGGTACATGGTCCGGCGAATACTGCATACAATGTTGAGTCAACGCCATCCAGTGTGAAAGAGTTTGCATCCACTACGGTAATTGTGTACGTGTTCCCGCTTAACTCAGTGACACCACCTGAAATAGTAACCCTCTGACCTGTAGCTGCACCATGCGCGGTACAGGTCACGGATGCGGGGTTCGCATTAGTTATACCTGTAACTGTTTTACCAACATCAGCAACAAACGCTGGTGGAAGTATCGTGGGTGAGAAATCAATATAGTCGTGACTCCACGCCGCATGACCCGTTCGACTGATTGTTGCGGGGGCGTAGTCTGGATGAACAATGGTCATTACATCCGCATCTTGAACGTACATCAACCGTGGTAAATCATCTTCGGTGTAAGGTGTTGCGATTGTATAGGCGCTCATACCACTGAGTACGAACCCACCATCCATGACTACACGCATGGTGAGATGTTCAAACACCAATATATAGGTTTGCTCAGTGTTGAATGAGAATGGGATAAGTCGTGCGCGCTTATTTGGTGATGCGAGATAACCCACAAACTTAGTACCGGGGCGCGAGTAAACACCACCTTGAGCGCGTACTATAAAGTTCTCACACACTGCCAAACTGGTTGAATATTTATTGAGGTCGGTACGCACCCGCATCGCTGGTGACAGTTCACCGCCTGTGAAACTTCGCTGAATAATATCGGGCATTAGTTTCTCACAGTTATGAATTCACTATCGGGCATGGGGGTGAACTGTTCATTCATCATCGCAGCACAGGCTGCACGAATATGGGCGTTGTATTGCTGCATTGAATCTGATTTAAGTTTACGACCCTCGTTCACACCAACGATAGGTATCGCAAGCTCAGCAGCGAGTAAATGTGACAACGCAAGAATGAATTGAATACTGAATAAATTGGTATCGGTAACTTGCACCGTGTACTCAGCGCGCAGTTCCGCGTAGTTAGCACCAATCACGCGGTTACCATCATCATTAAAAACTTGATATGGTACTGGTGCTTGGGTGTTTATGATGGGTAAGTTGTTACCGTAGAACTGTGAATCAGTACGATTCACAGTTTCCCAGTTCAGAATCAATCGCTTGATCTTGAGGCAGTCGCTAGGGTACTGATAAGCGTAAGCGAAGTTGAACACTTCAACTTCAGTGAGCTCAGCCAATGACACAATGCGTGTAGCAAACTGCCACGGTGCATTTTCAAGTACCGAGTCACGTAATATCGGATATAACAATTTGCACTGTTGCGCTTGAATACTCGCTTCAGTCAGTGCGTTGATACTACCACCACGGATATGTGACAACGCCAGATTGCAAATTGTTATTTCACTACTCATTACAGAGTCTCGACTGCGTTAGATAACGAGGGTGGATTCTGAAAAGTAACTGCGTCAATGTCGCGTTTGTTCTGCGCGTTCACTTCAGCCATCGCAGCTTCATCAGCTAGACGCTGCTTCTTCTCAGCAGCCGTTTCAGAAACTTCTTTCACAGCCTTCAACCACTTAGGTACAGGCTTCAGTGGTGCGTCAGTTTGCAGCACACGACGTTTACCGTTAGGGTCGTACATTTGACCTTTGAAAAAACCTTGCTCGATTACTTCATACGTTGGCATGTCAGTTACCTTTGAAAAAATCTAAAATTTTAGTTGTTAAACCCTGTGACTTTTTAACCGGTTCAACCGCCGCCACGGGTTCAGGGCGCTTAATGAATCTAAATAATACACCAACTTCTTCTTCAGCAATAGGTGTAACGTCAACCATTGAAGACGGTAGCGGTTTGATCTCGGTGTCTCTGATAATCACATCACCGGCTTCATACAGATTCGAGTTGTAGAAACATTTACGAATCACATGATACTCATACATAAATCACCTCATAAAAAAACGGGCATCGCTGCCCGTTTTCATAACACCAAGGAGCTATTACGCGCCTACGATGTTGGTTTGGTTACCACCAGAAATACCAGCGGTCACTTTACCCAGTGTAGGGTTTGAGCCCGTCACAGTGTAACGCACACCAAGGTAACGACTGGTGATACCGTTCGGTAAGAACTGCATGAAGGTCTGCTTACCAACAATCAAGTTAGCAAGGGTAACAACTTCACTGTTTAACACCGTACCCAGTGACGTGGTAGCACCAGTCTCAAGAGTAATGGTTAAACTGGTAAGGGTGTTAAACGCCTCGGTAACTTGAATGAGAATAGGTACAGGTACACCCTTACCCACATCTTGTTTCAATGCCGCTTTACCACCATAGGGAGTATCGGCGGCACCGAGGTCGACCACATTGGTGGATATTGCTGTAGCAGTGATCGCTTGATCATCGCTGAACAATTGTTGTGCTGATAGGATCATATATTTCCCCTTAGGAAGACTGCGCGGATTAAACCACGCGAGCCTCGGTGTTAAGAATCGCATCGGATTCGCGGATTGGGATACCACGGTAAGTCATCACTTCCTTACCTTCGATTTCCATTGGCTTCAAACGAATGAATGAATCCGTTGACCCTGCGTTAGTTGACAACGCATCCAACGCTTCCAATACATCACGGTTGCAGTAGATCGCCAACTTACCACCAGCCACACGACGTGATTGCAACTTGTAGTAGGCTTTGCGCAAGAAGTTATACAACTTCACTGAACCCGCTTGAATATCAGACACGTCGATGTTCGCAACACGCGCAACATAACGCCAGTCCTTCACAGCCAAGCCGACGTTCCAGCGGAACAATTCTTCTTTAGCGTAGTAAGCGTTGCCACCCGCGTCAGTAACACGTTGTGAACCTTTGTCTTCACGGGTAACACCGGCTGTAGTACCTTTTGGGTACAGCAACGAGCATTGGTTTTCACCCCATGAAATGAACCAGATCGACGTGTTATCTGAACCAACACCACCAGCATCAATGATCTGATTACCGTTAGGCGCAGTCAACGAATTGAAACGTGGACCAAAGCCCATGAATTCTTCGGGATCTGACGCACTATTACCGTAGAAAATCTTACTGGTAACAGACTGGTTCATTGCTTCCAAGTAGCTCATCGCTTCAGAAAGACGAACCGCACCTTCGTTTGAAGAAATCGCCAACAAGCGCTCATCAACGGTACTCAAACCTTCAACGAAACCTGTGGTGTCTTCAACTTGAGCAGTACGTGACTTGCCTTGTGGAATACCTTGGTACAACTTACCCCATGTAACGCTTGGTAAACCAGTGCGCACAGTGTGAAGGTGAGTAGTACCTTTGTTACATTCAACCGCGATTGCATCATCGAGAATCGGGTTCATTTCTTTCAGCATCTCGATAACTTCGACATACTGACCTTTACCGTCTTGCAATTTGTAAATGTCGATAAGATCGACAAACGTTGCGCCTAGAGTAGCCATGTTAAAACCTCATTAAGAGTTTGGGTATAAAACGCTTGCACGGTCTTTTTTACCACTATTTGTGGGGGTGCCAGTTTTACCCGGTGAATCCTCACGCATAAATGAACCGACTCGCGCCATGAATCGAATCATCTCAGGGTTGTTACCAATCCCGAAATCATCCAGCAGCTTTGTCAATTCTGGTGTACCCAATTTTTCAAGGGCAATACGGGCAGTAGCTACAGTTTCCTGTAGCTTATCACCACCGATTTCATTGTCCTTTTCAGTTTGAGAACGCCAGTCCTGCTTCAACTGATCGAAAGATTCGGCCTGACTCTTAATGCTGTTTTGGATCTGTGAAGCGTGAATGTCAATCAGCTTTTGAGACTGTTCCTTGGTCAAACCCAACTCTTTAAAGATGGGTACAGCTTGATCAAGAAGTGCAGAATCTAGCGTCATGCCTTCAGGCAACACAAAATCGGTATAAACATTATCGGTGTTAGCGTCACCTTCGCCAGCATCGGTACTTGCTTCTGACTTTTCAGTCTTCAGTTCAGTACCAGTCTCGCCAGGTTGAGTGGCAACATCAGCAGCAGCGGGAACCCCCGCCGCGTCTGAATCTTGTGGAACACTCGCCGGATCTCCAGCAGGTGCAGTTAATAAATTATCAGTCATAGAAGTGCTCTTTTAATAATTGTTGATATTCACCAGGTGCGGCATGTTTCAACTCATTTACCAAGCTGAGCGCTGCTGATCTTCGCCCTGCTTGGTAAGCATGGTGCAGTGGGTCAATGTGGAATGTTTCACTGAAGCACCCCCACTGACGCAACATTCGTGCCATGAAACTGCGACCGCCTTCAGTTTTCATAATACCAGTTATGTCGGCAATTTCAATAGCGCGTTTGTCTGTCATTATTCCCACCTGTTACGCAAAGTACGCATCTAATGCATATTCGCCACGAATAATTTGTGAACCGGTAGCCAAACCTACTGGCATTTTCAAAATTAAATGCGCGTACTGACCGGGATCAACGATAAGCGGAACGGTAAAGCTGACCTGTATTGTTGGTAGTGCTGTGCCAATAGGTGTTGCAGCAGGGATTGATTGCGTGCCTATGTGTTTGATACGAGCGCGCTTAACCCCCGCTGCGTCCGCCGCCGTTGCAAGTGTTACGGTTGTTGACCCGTGACCTATAGCCCAATCTAGCGTTGTTGGACTCGCGCCAGAAGTTGCGCCCATGTTTTTAAGCGTTAGGATCGCACCATAAATATGTAAACTCTTGCCAGCATTTGTGGCCGTACCCGCTGGAACTAAGAACGCAAACAGAGCGTAATCGGTTTCTGCCCCCACTACCGCCGCAAACTGAAATTTACCATCTAGGATGGTTACGCCATAACCGCCCGTGGTGTTTGACAGCGTTGCGCTTGCGGGTGCCGCGCTGTTGGTATAGTTAGCAGTAATGCCAGACGCAACACCTTCTGGCTGCTGACCTGAGCCATTGCCACAACGAGCCTGTGCGGTTTGGAACATTTGGTTTAGGTTGTGGCCATTACAGTTTGCCCAGCAATCACCTAATTTTAATTGCATAGCCAAAGATGGGGCTGTGCCTCCCGTGAACACCTGCGCGGCAACTGGAAAACTCATTGAGCTGGTAGGCGCAGCCGTTGAAGTCGTACACCAAACTTGCGCCACACACTCATACTCAGAGCCGGCGGCAGCAAGGAAAAACTCAGTTTTATCGTTAGACGCACCAATCAACCAATGGTAGCGAACGTTTGACGTGGGGGCTGTAAGCGCAACCGACTGGTTTGCTGCGCCGTTGTTATAAACGATGCAACGGAATTCACCGCTTGGCATCCACACAAAAGAATAGCCGTCTGTTGGTGCAAGAATCGCAGAAGCTGAAATGTAAGCGCCCAGAAAACCATTTTGGTTAACTTGTGGGTTTTGGGTTGCGATAAAAGAACCTTCGTACCACGTAGCCCCAGCGCCCAGCACTGGCACGCTTTGCCAGCTCTCAACTTTAGCGCCTTGGTTTGCGGCAACTAAAGAAGAGTTATTTAGTGTGATAAATCCACCGGCCTGCACTACCGTTTGCGTGGTTGTTGTTTCTTTTACCACTGATCTATTTATGTTTGAGCTAGAAAAACGCATTTGAAGAGCTGCGTTATCAATACCTGCGCGAATGCGGTAATCGGCATCCACGTCAATGGTGCGCGTGATCCTGCCAGCGGGGGAGCCTTCAGCGGTAGTCTCGCCCACTAGAGTGACGAACCCGCCCAGAGTTGAATCCGGCGTAAGCGCAACGGTTAATTCATTGGCGGCGTTAACATCGGCCTTTAAGCCGGTTAAACCTTCAATCTGACTAGGTATTGCCATTTTACAAGCCTCAGTAAACCCAATTAATAGATATATCGCCCGCTAGAGAGTGCGCAGAGCGAACGTAGATAGTGAACCCCGTACCAGCTACAACGCTGCCAGCCGTTACATGAACCCCAACAACCCCAAGGTATTTATGGTCATCTTCGGTGTAATCGGCGGTAGCGGCCGTGCCGATTGACGCGGTAACTCTTGACCCAGCCAAAATACCAGCCTGACCAGTTACAACTAGCTGCGCTTCATTAGCTGCTGTAGCGCCAAAAGCAACGGTAGAAGTGCCAGAAGTTACCGATCCACCACCCCCCACCTGACGCATTGATCGTGATGGTGTCAGTACCGGCATCCGTGGTGATCGTTACATTAGTACCCGCAACCAGCGTGAGTGTATCTGTAGCTGAATCGGCCACTACATTAGATTGACCTGCCACAGCAATCGTGCTGAATAGGTTCTGGTCACCAGTGTTAGTACCCGAACTTGTACCTGAGAATACACCTGACTGAGTGGCGAGTGTACCTAGACCAGTTATATCAGTTGGTGCAAGCTGTTTGTTCTTCCACAAACTTGTTGCCGAATCGTAAACCAG